AGAAATCAGAAGAAAAAGATAGAAGTTCTGATGTTTCTGTGTCTAGTTCTGTTGAAACAGAGAGAAAAGAGAGATCTGGTATATTCAAAGGTCTGACTGACATGATGGGTCTAGGATCTTTAGCGAAAGCTGCACTTGGTGCATCAGGTATATTTGCCGCCTATAATATTGGTAAAGGTTTCCTTGACGAAAAGTTCAATGGTGCATTTTCTGATTTCGAAAATAAAGCATATGAATTTGCAACTGGTATTGATCTGGATTCTATTAAAAAATCTTTTGCGGATCTAAAACTTCGACTTGATGAAATGTTGTTGAAAATAGACAACCTAGTTGCATCCTTCCAAACCATTGGGGATAAAGTCAATGGATGGATTGAAAAGATTGAACAAATCAACTGGATGGATGTCGTTGGTGCAATTGCAGGACTAGTATCAGGTATTGGTTTGGCAAAGTTTGGTATCTCACAATGGTTGAACGAACGTCGATTTAGAAGAATGAATAACTCGATACAGGGTGCTGTAGACAAAGCAATTGAACGTACTAATAAAGTAACTCCTAAAAATCCAATAAGAGCGCAAACAACAATACCGAAATTAACAAACCCAGATATTGATGGGAAAAGTGGTGCTCCTAAAGTTGGAGGCGCAAAAGATGCCAAGGTAGTTAGGCTTCCTCCAAGGTCAATGGGTATTCCAACCACCACTGGTGGTAATGTTCCAAAGGTTGGAAGTGCTTATCCAAACGGTGCGCAACCTGGCGCATCATCAAAGCCTAAAGTTTATGGTAGTACAAACAACCCTAACACACAGATGCGACAAGCGGCAGGAAATCGTTTCGGAAAAGCTGGTTATACAGTTACTGCAAATGGTTCTTTGAAAGGACCAGACGGAAAGTTTGTATCTAATGCAGACGCACTGAAGATGTTACAAAGTTCTTTAGATCCAGTATATGGTAGGTTCTTTGCGAACCTCGTAAAAGTATTTAAAGGAGTTGGGATTGTTCTTGCTGCGGCAGCAATTTACGAAATCTATGTTGTAATGAGTACCCCAGGCATCGATAATACAGAACGTGCGAGAAGACTTGCACCTATCCTTGGTGCATCACTTGGTGCAGTAGGGTTCGGTATTCTTGGTGGTATTGCAGGTACACTTATTGGTGGACCATGGGGTGCATTGATTGGTGCGGCACTCACTGGTGTTGCAGGTGCATTCGCAGGAGAGTGGGTAGCATTTAAACTTGCACAATGGATGTTAGGTGACTCTGTACCATCTAAACAAGAAATAGAAGCCTTCGAAAAACAAAACATCGAAGAACAAACTTATCAACAAATGTCTCAGGGTAGTGACTTCTCAGTTCAAAGATCTAAGAAAAGAAGTAGAAACCCAATGTATGATGTTGTAGACGGTAGTGGTAATATCGTTTCGTCTAATGCGATGAGTAGAACTAAAGCGGGTATATTCGCACAGAACCAACAGTTCAAAAAGAACATAGGTCAGTTGGCGACTAACGATCCATTAAGATACTTAGATATGTCTACTGTTCCTCAGTTGACAGGTTACACACCACTCGTCCCACCAGAAGTATTGTCAGGTGCGGCAGGTGGACAGGTTTCACAAAACGTTGTGGTGACTGGTGGATCTACAACTAACAACTTTGCAAACACTGTTAAAGGTGGTGCAACTCAGGTTACAGAAAATAGTACGGTTGTTACTACCACGTCTGATAGTTCTAGTGCACACCCAATGGCGCATTAAAAAAGGCGACTACTTGCCGCCCTTTTTCTTTTCGCCTTTCGGCTTTGTATATGTGTGATCTGGATCTAACATGTTGGATACATCTTGTGTTTAAACTCAGAAATGTCATTGGCTGCTCTGTGGTAACCACTTTGACGTAGTTGACGAATAGCCATGCAGTATGAACGGTATTCCATTGCTTTCATAAATCTCTTAAACATTATTTACTCTCCAACATTAAACGTCTTGCTTCCTCTTGGTAGCCTTGACGTGCTAGTTCAGCGGCTGCTCTTGCTCTACCTGCTGACTCACCGAATGCCCATAGTGCCATTGCAACAGCAACTAATACTTTGCCAAGTGTTTTGATGAACTTTGGTGTTTCAACTGGTGTGTTACCCACTACTTCCATTGATTCCTGCATTATACTAAACCCTTCAAGTTTGGGTTAGCGTAAGTACGGACGTATGGTAGTTCATCACGTTTGCGGTTATCTGTCCACGTGTCATTTGAGATAGAACGGATATCTCCACGAGAGATGCCGATATCTGCGAGTTCACGATCTGTCAGTGAATGTAATGTTTTGAATGTTTCTCTACGTGTTCTACGTTCAGCAAGTTTGCGACCTAGATTTTCGAACCATACTACTACTTTGTAGGCGGTTACTGAGAACATTGATGATTGGGAGTTTACGGGCGTAATGCCTGGCATAATTGACATTGGGTCTTCCTTTAATGTATGTGGTAAATGATATGTGATAGTCTTCTTTCACTACATTTATTTAGTACAGAAATAGGTAAATAACCCTTACCAATTTGGAATACTCGACATGCACTGAGTGCAAATGTGACAAGTTGTCAATGAAAAAAAGGGTCTCCGAAGAGACCCCTTAAGTTTAACTTTTGTCGTCTCGTGTACTTACGAAACTATACATTTCTTTTGCTTTTTCCATGAGATCTTCCATAGAGTACATTTTGTAAGATCCTTGAATATCTTCAATACTCTTCTTACCTTGTTCCATCATCTGTTCAGCAAACTGAACATTCATGTGGTACTGTTGATCCATGTACTCTTTTGCAAGTTGCAACATATCTGCACGAATCTCGAACGGATTTTTATTAGCCATTTTATTCTCCTGTTTGTGTGTGTAAAAAAAGAGAGAGGAGCCTAACCCCTCTCTCAACATTATTTATATCATATTATAGATGGTTTGTCAACCCAAAAAGTTGTGAATAACCAAAACTAATGCAACAGATGCACCAAGTCCTACCATCATCTTACCAAAGTCTTTTGCGACTAATGGGAATACTGATTTGGTTTTCTTCTTACCAAAGTATGTTGCCATTGCAAGTTCACGTCCTGCGAGTAGACCAACGAATACCCATGTTGTTGACATAGGGATATCATTCAACTCTTTAAAGAAATAGAGACATAACCAGTAGAACAGATCGATAAGTGTTGCACTACGAACATATCTTGTGTTATGTTTCTCTAATACAATCTGTTGGATCTTACCACCACGTTCTTTAAACATAAAGAATAGACCTGTGACGAATACCACAGATATCATAACCATCAAATCAACTGGTACTACACGTGGTAAGAACACCGCAATGTTTGCAATGTCATGTGACAACCACGTCCACCACAGACCACCTGTGGCAACCCACTGGGCGATGCGCCAGTACGTCTTGTTACTTTCGGTGACTGGTTGGGTCTCATCAAACCACTTACCTGTATACTTGTGTATAGCGAACCACACTGCATATGCGAATGCCGCCGCAACACCATATCCCATAATAGACTTCATCAACATCTTCTCAAGTACAAAGGTACTTGCAAAGACTGACAATACTAAGAATGAAGTTGATACTGGTACACCTAGTCTCGTTAGTAATACGAGGATTGCAGGTGCGGCAGCATGATACCATTGTACCTCTTGCCATGGGATCTTGTTAAGTCGTCCATAACTGATGTCTCCACCATTCACATACCAACCATACCAGAGTGTTGCAAGTAGAACACCTGATGCAGATAACCATAATGTTTTGTAAGAAAATCGCTCATTGTTAGATGCCATCCATGTACCGAGCGTCTGTACTGAATCATTGGCGATAACCGCATATGCGGCAAGTAGGAATCCTATGAGACTCCACATAGTTAACATTTCCATAATACTTCTCCTTGTTGTGTGCAGGCTTTACCCCTGCGCTTACATACAAAATAGGACACGTCTTTACCACGTACCCTACATTACACGTTAACAAAAAAAAGGGAGACCGAAGCCTCCCCTAAATTCTCTAGTCCTGTAAAAAGGACTGTTGAATACCAGTATTAATTTCAATAGTACGTGGACGTTTTTCTTCTGGAATAATACGTTCCATCTGAATTGTCAGCATACCATCTGATAACTCTGCATTTTGAACAATAATATCATCCGCAAGAGTAAACTTACGTGTGAATTTACGTCCTGATATACCACGATGGATATATCCTCTTTCCTCTCCACCTGAGTTTTCTTTATCCCCAGTAATAGTTAAGACACCTTCCTGATATTTAATAGTCAAGTCTTCATCCTTGTAACCTGCAAGTGCAAGCTCAATTCTGAAATTGGTATCAGTCTTTTTAACGATGTTAAATGGGGGGAAACCTGTTGACTGTTCTTGTTGATCTAGAACTCTGTCGAGAACTCTGTCAAACCCAACGGTAAACGGCGAGAGGGTATTAAAATGTGTACGATTCATATCGTGATCTCCTATATTAGCAAGATTTATGTTGAATGTGAACCCATTTGGCGTTCACGTTCTATTTATAACACATTTAATACTGAATGTCAAGAAAAATTATTTTCTTCCAATATTATATTTGACTGTTAAGTCCCATTCACTTTTCTCTTTATAGGAAATGATTTTAATGTGGTTGAGAGGAGCGACAGGGTCTTTTGTTTTTTCCTTGTCTATGATCTTTATCAGATCCCATTCCTCTAATAGATTTACGATTGTGTTTCTTCTGGAAAGATCTTCATCTGTGAAGGTATTTGTTTTACCGTCTAGAATGAATAGTTCTTTAAAATGAAGAATTGCATATCTGCCCTTCTTGTGCAAGATATGGCAGGATTGGTATAGTCTTTTTTCTTTACGTGAGGAAATACCGATGCGAGTTAAAGTTTCTTTTACTTTTAAAAAGCTATCATCGGACGGTAATTCAATCTCTACACCAACTCCCTTAAAAATATCTTCGTTCATAATACATGTTCACCTTTTTTTATAATTTATTGTTATGGGTGGTGTTGATCATATCAACGAACTTATTTATAATTTAAACAAGTTTAACCGCCAACAAACAACTTCTGGTGAACATCTTCTAGTTGATCTTTAGTAAGAACTTTCAAGTACTGTTTGGCAACTGTACGATTACACTGATATACTTCTTGGATTGCATCTAAGTCTGTACTGGCTTCTGCCTTGTGCCACTTAGAGAAACGTTTACGTTTTCGCAACATTCCATTGTAGTAATCGAACTGACCGATACCAAACATATCTGGTCTCTGGTTCATCTCGTTAGCGTGTAGAATGGTATCCTCAAAGTAAGAGAAACCACGATTGATAACATAGGCAACAGAACTATATTCTTTCTCTGCCATCTCTGGGTTTTCATGTCCACGAATGATATCTTTCTTTGAGTCAGATACTGCATTCATGAAATCGAATGGTGTGAATTCTTTATTACTCATTCTACGTCCCACCTGTCACCACTGTCTTTAGAGATTTGTCTTAGTCTACGTGCCATGTAATCCCAATAGGGTTCATCTGGCATACGAACAATTTCTTCATCATCTTCTGGATCAAGATCTTGTTCTGCATCTTTGATCACACTATCTGCAAATACTTCTGGATTGACGATAGCAAGACATTTACTGTAGTCTATATTATAACCGCATCCACGAAGAAAGTCAACAAAAGAATCAAGTACGTCATCAAGATCTGAACCTTCTGGTACTGAATATTCTATTTCGTTTCCGTAATCGTTCTTATGACTAAATTTCATTATGTGCCGCCTCTATTCCCTTTAAGATTTCGTTAAGATCTCCTGAGCAATCAGGACAGACATCATATTCTGCCTGTCCCTCTGCCATCTCCACCGTCATCTTAAATGATTCTGATTTGTCGAACGTAGTACTACAGTAGAAACAATCGACCATTACTTGTATTCACTTTCAATCATAACTTCTGTTAAGAACGCACACATGTTGATCTCTTGATCACCAACAAAGTTTGCTTTGTACATGTAGTCTGCAGTTGTTACACAGAACGCAGGCAATGATCTGAATTCTACTTTGTCACCTGCGACATCATAGATCCTACGGAACATCTCGTTCATGTCTTGATCTGAGTTCTTTGCAACCCACTTGCGCATCTCAGTAAAGTTCTTTGTCTTTAGGAAGTGGAACAGTTCATCGATAGACTCCTGTTTCAGATTGACGAAGATACCTTCATCGATCATACCAGAAGCTGAATAGGTTTGAAGTTCTGTGAGTACACGACGAAAGTCTGGGAAGTACTTCTGTACGACTTTGGCAATAACACCCTTGTCATACTTGACGTTCTCGTTTTCTAGGATTTGTAGAACACGTTTGTAGAACGCACCTGCCATTGCAGGTTTCTCATCATTGTTAATAGAAAAGTCTACCTCAGAGAGGCGTGACCGTAGTGGTGAGATGATACGGTTCTTAAAGTTACACGTGAAAATAAATCCACAGTTCGATGAATACTCTTCAATGAAGTTACGTAGTGCAGGTTGCACGTTTGCAGCGTTCAAGTAATCCGCTTCATCGAAGATGACATACTTACGACCACCTGTCAGTGATACTGCAGATGCGAATGTAGAAATGTCGTAACGGATTGAGTCGATATTCACATTAAGAGAACCATTCTTAACGATGTAATCGCATCCCAACTCTTCCAACATTGCTTTTGCGATTGTTGTTTTACCTACACCAGGACCACCAGTGAGTAATAGGTTGGGGATTTGTTCATCTTCCACAAACTTTGCAAACATGTTGCGTGTTGTTTCGGGAAGGATTGTGTCAGAGATTTTGTTTGGACGGTACTTCTCTACCCATAGTACCTCATTTGATTTTGCATCAACCATCATTATTCACCTAGATCATAATATAATAAAAAAGTTTAAAGGGGCGACAGTGCCGCCCCTCTAGAGTACAATTACTGTACCTTGTCTGCTAATGGTGCAACGTCTGGGCCGCCTTCAGCGACATCAGCTTCGTTTGCCATTACATCTTTAGGATCTGGTTGTGGTGCACGTTGGTTTACATACGCAACTAGTTTGTTACGAAGTGTACCTACACCTGCGAGTTCCTGTCCCTCGAATCCGCCACGGCGGGAGACTGCATCGATTAGTTGTACGACAGTACTAATATCTGCCAAAGTTAGTTGGACATGTTCTTGCTGTCCCTGCATTTGTTGATTTTCCATATGGTATTACCCCTTGTTATAAGTCGACTTAGAATCAATTGCCACGAAATATGTGACATTTTCACCTTTGAACTCAGAGATACCTTTCGAACAAAGCGTAACTCTGTAGTCCTGTGGTAGTAATTTAAGATTATCTGTTTTGATAATAATCTTAAACGTATCGCTAGTTTCACCAATTTCGACACCGTAGTCGTCGGTTCCTTCATTAGTACTATCGATTGCTTTAAGATAGCATGTGCCGTTTTCTCCGACAAATGCAACCTCATTGAACTGTAAAACGCCTGCGGCCTTTAATACAGATTGCATGTCATCCCATGAGACATCCACAATCACATCAGATGAAGGAATTTTGATTTCCTTATCAGGTGCGGCGTGGATCATAGAAACGTCTGCGAACAAGTATTTAGTCCTGCGCTTCCCCTCTGATATGATAAAATATTTATCGTGGAATTCCACGTCTGGATCTGCATAAAGTGACAGGATCGAAAGAAATCGACTCATGTCGTAAATACATGCCTCAGATGGAATCGTATCTGGGATAGTTGCAGACGCAATAAGTGTGCGTTCTGGTGTTATTGTCTTTAAGGTGTTGCCTTCCTTCATCTGAATAGATCGGTTGATGGTAGCAAAACTCTTAAGAATCGTAAGAGTACGTTCACTGAATTTCATTATATAATATTCTCCTTGTGAGTCAATTCAGACTATACTATACCCCAAAACTCATCCTTTGTCAAGTCTTTTCTTCGAATTCTTTGATTATATTTAATCGCTTCTTCGATAAGTGAAAAACTTGCACCGAATTGGTCTGCAGTATGTAATAGTGCTTGCGTGTCTTTGGGAAGGCAGTGACCACCCCAACCACGTTCGTTAGTAATAAAGCTGTGATCATCTCCGATTCGTTCATCAAGACATAGATGATATCGAACTTCATCGAAGTTGACATCTGCTGCCTTGCAGAAATCGAAGACTTGGTTGAAGAAACTAACCTTAAGTGCAAGAAATGCATTCTCTGCATACTTGACTGTGATTGCTTCTTCGTTAGTACAATGGTGAATGCGAATTCTTTTAAACCGTTGTGTAAATAGTTGCGCCCAGAAACTATCGTCTGTGTCGTTTCCAAGAATCATGTACTTCTGGTTTAAGAAGTCTTGATCCGCAGTCTCTGCACGTAGGAACTCTGGACTGAAAGAGATCTCTCTATCTGGGAATGCCGATTTGATCTGTTCCCAACCTTCAAGACTCATTGTTGATTTAATGAGGACAGGTACATCCTCTGGCGAATCATCAATGACTTTGTGTACGTTACTGATGTTGCAAGATCCATCACCGTTCTTAGGTGTAGATACGCAAACAATAACTCCATCAGTGTCACTACCAATTGGGAAGTTGTGTTCACGAAACGCAGGATCTACTACTTCGTAAGTAACAACATCTTTGAAGGCATTAACAATAGCCTTGCCCACATAACCATAACCTGCAACTGTTATTTTCATTCTGATTTCACCATAAAATTCACTTTGACTACTTTACCTGTTTGTGATGCAATGAAAAAATCTAGTCCATTACTCACGAATATTTGTTTGAGTTGCGAGAGTGTAATCTCCTCATCGGGTTTTCTATTTACTGCTTCATATGAAGGGTAACCCTTCTCGAATACTGGTCCTAAAAAACTCCGTGGATCTTCACTCACCGCAAACTCTCTTTCTTAGATCACTCGTACTGAAACGATGATCTCTCTTGTTGAAATATAAATCTATACCACGTGAACGACAGATATCCTTACCAGTGAAGTCTTTCTCACGATACTCTTCACCAAGAATCCTTACATCGATTTGGTATAGTGACAGTATATCATCTAAATCGCCCTCTGTCAAGTAGGGAATGATCTCATCCACGTAAGAAACAGCATTTAATTGCGTGTAACGCTCCACAACCGTTTGGATGGGAGCGTTCTTTTCTTTACGATCTTTTGATGGGTCTACTTGTAACCCAACTAAGAGATAATCACATTGTTCTTTTGCTTCTCGCAACATTTGAATATGTCCTGCATGAAGCAAGTCAAATGCACTACAAGTAAAACCTGTTTTCATTTATCCACCACCTTGGAAAGTACCGTCTTTTGATCTGTACCAATGCTTTTGATGATGTATGCGTCCAAGTAGATCTTGTAACTCATTCATCTCAGCACGAGATTGTTCTGATGCTTCACCTTGTGCAATTGCCAAACCTCTACGTCCAGCCTTTGCTCTGAGTGCCGATTCTATAACTTCAATGTCTCTTACTGAAAGTTCAAAGTTATTGTTGGGTTTCATGGTTGTTTCTGAAACCGTAGTTGATATCTTTCACCGTTCGATCTGAAATCAATAATACTATGACTGTAGACTTTTCTTTCGACATTAACATATGTGGTTTTATCTTCACAGACACGTTCTGTACGATATCCAGTGATTCGACGTTTACCCTGTTTGTTATCTGCCGCAATCATACCACCAAGAACTGCACCTGCTGCTGCACCTTGATCATTACCAGATACACCTTTACCAAGGATACCACCTAAGATAAGTCCACCAAGGATATCACCAGAGGATGCACCACCACCTGTTCGTCCATAGATTGGGATTTCTTGATCGTAGCATTCATATCTCGTTGTGGGTGTTGATTCGGTTACTGTCCTATATTCATCCCATACCTTACCTTTGATACGTTCTTCTGCCTGTGCAGATGTTGCGATTAAAAGAGCGATAGCTGTTGTAGTAATATATTTCATGATTTATCTTTCTGTGTGTCTGCGATAAGTTCTGTATTTTCGATCATCTGTTCTTTAATATCATAAACCATTTCGCCTTTGATCATTCCGATAATGGTATTGGTGAGATCCACCTCAGTTCTCAAGTAACTGATTTTTGAATTCAGTTTCTCAAGTTCTCTGAGGTAGAACTCTAATTCTTTTTCCTTACGAACTTTCTGTTCAATAATATCCGTAATTAAAATGAGTTTTCCTTGATCACTCATTTCTTCTTTTTCTTGTAGTTCTTTTTACGAGACTTAACGTCTGCAGTTGCAGAAACTCCAAGAGATCCGATTGCCGCCATGTTACCTTTAAAGATATGCGTACCAACGTGGTTGATATTCATCCATGGACACATCCATACCTTCAGACCAGCTTTACGTGCATATTGACAGAAGAAATAGTCTTCAGACAAATAACGTTTAGTCTCTGGATCAATGATACAATCAAAGTACGCAGTGATGTTACGATCACCGTCGAAGTTCTCAGTGCGTACGTGATCTGGTTTGTACTCAAGTTCTGGATACGCTTCACGATACTTCTCAAAGACTTCACGTCCAATTAACATGAAACCTGTTCCAGCTTCTGATACTTCGATTGGTTCGTTCAGTTTGAATTCACCCTTCATACCACGTACTGGATTGAATACAAAGTCAGATGTATAGTTTTCTAGTGCGAAAGGACTTTCGTCTCCACGTCCTGCTTTCGACGCAACTTGAACCTTTTCCCATGCAATTGTTTTCTTGGGATATGGGCCAGTCATGACGTTATAGTTTTCTGGATCGTGTACTGCGAGACCAAGTAATGCAAGAACATCTTTAGCATTGAAGTGGATGTCAGAATCAATGAACATTAAGTGCGTACTATCGGAGCGTAAGAACTCGTCGACGACATAGTTTCTTGCACGTTGTACAAGACTTTCGTTAAACAGATAGTAGAATCGAATCTCAATACCTGCTTTGGTACAAAGCATTGCAAGATCGTTACAAGATTTAGTGAAAAGTCCAGAACAGTTTCCGCCGTACATTGGTGTCCCAATGAAAAGTTTATAACCACGCAACTGTTCTGTAGTAATTTTAATGTCCATTTAATTCTCCATAATAAAGATGACTAACAGTATTTAGTCAGATGCCTCAACAATATCTCGCTCATCACTATCTAGACCAATGTTCTTGATAAGTCCATTATCATCACGAAGAACTTTCTTTGCGATTGCATATGCAACTGATTCACGTTGTTTTGCACCCAACCGATTTTTAGTCAACTCAGTTTGTTTCGGATACGTCATAACAAAAGATTGGAATGCTTCTACGATCTCTTCTTCTGAATAAGAAGTATCGACGATATCTGTTCTGTTCACTTGCAATAACCACGCAAGTCCTGTCAATAGATATACTGAAACGTTCGTTTCGTTTGCATAAGATGATTGAATGATAGAAGAAGCTGTTACGATTTCTTCCTCACTAATCGGTTTCATTTTTAAGTTGAAGTTTTTCTGAAGTTCGGCAAAACCACCAAGTACCTTCCCATCTGGGTTAAGACGTTCGACATCTAGGTTTGCATTCTTTAGTACTCCTAGTAGGCGCATTGCCTCTGGATCACTGTATGCAACCTGAGATTTGAAGATCTCTTCTGGTTTCATCTTTTCGTTCTCCGCATTACGGATCTCGAACTTACGTGCTTCGTCTTCTTTACATGCATTTTCCATCATCAGTGCATTGTGTCTGAAGGTTGATACTGAGATCTCTTCTAGTCCACATAGACCGGCCATGATACAACGACGAAGACCGTCCCAAGCATATTGTTTCTTGTTTGGACGGATTGCAACATCAATTGCACCGGCAACACTACTATCGTATCCACCAACTTTTCTCAATTTCTTGAGAATGAGGTTCAAACGAATCGCACGTTGATAACGCATATCAATCAGAATATCTCTTAGAGGAACCGTGTTACATTCGGGACCATAAGGTTCTGCTTTGAGTGCATCTAGTGTTTTTGATTTTAAATTGGAAATTTGCATGATGGTGTCTAGAATATCTTGTACAGATACGATACCATTTAGGGATGCGAGATAGCCTGATACGACAGACATTTTTGTAGATTTGATTAAAACAGTCATGTTTAACTCCTAAAGTTAATTTTGAATTATGATATTCGTCATGAATACCGTACATCTATTTATAACAATACCACAGTTGGTGTGGTTTGTCAAGCCCTATTATAGTTAGGGATCTTCCAGTTTACATCGTCGCATTGTACGTTGTAATACTTTATCCAATGGTGAGTTGTGTCATAGTCGATATCTACGTCACGGTCAGTAACTTCGACAATAACTTTATAACCTAACTCTTTCCATTCATTTATTCGTTCTAGTGTATAGATTGCAGGTTGGGCATTGAAAATCCCATACTTGTCTTCTGATGTATCACCTTCGGCAGCAATACACAAGTCTTCCATATCTATAGTTATCAGAGTCATTTAAACAGTCCTTCAGTGTCAAACTCTGGGATATCTGGCATACCATCTTCCCAAACAAATTCATGATTATATTTCTTGTAGTCAGTCGTTGCAAAGAAGTCTTCCATGCAAACTAATTCAATGCCAGGCACTTCGTGATAGATCTCTGCCATGCGTTTGTAGTTATTCATTAACTGTTCGATACACATATGAACGAAGTGACCATGCATATCGCCTTTGACTTTCTTCTTAACAGTCTCTTCATTGTACTCTGTACCGACATGCATTTTCCAGTGAAAGTCAAATGTTGTTTGTGTTCCATTACGTAGAGGATGTAAGAAACCGTTTTCACCGAACTTACCATTCGCTCTGAGTGCAACCCAACTGAGTGCCTGCGCTACCCAATCACGACGATATAACAAGTAAACCTTTTCACAGGATTTAACAATATCAATATCATGAGTGTTAGGTAATGGGTATCTCCAGTTTGGTGTGGTGTGATCAGGCATCAACTTAAAACAAATAGGGTCACGTTCTTGTAGACCTTTGATGTAAGTGCGTGTGAAATCAAATCCATTCTTTTGACGATCATCCCACTCTTGAATTCTTGGATCGTCTTTATGATTTGTTCTGATCTTCATCTCTTGATGATACGCTTCAATACCTGCATAAGGCCAAGGGCGTTCATGACTGAACAACTCACCTTTATAAGGAAGGTCATACTCTACTGATTTTTGTAGTGTGAATGAAGTACTCCCTGATCGGAAGTTTGTTAATACGCATACGGTTTTGGTCATCTAGTCCCCCAAAAAATTATCTAAGCTATACTGTACTGGTCTGTCATAGTTCAATAGCAGTAACTCTTTCTTCTCATGTTGATTTTCCGTATAGTTCTTAGATGACACCATAGTGTATGTCAGATCCCACTCTTGTTGATCCCAACCAGTGTACGCATTCCTCAAAGTCTCATTAGAGTTATATGTAATCATAATCATATTCTTAGAAGCGTCCACTACTTTGTGGAAATCTTGGTGGTCAAACGTATCGTGCATGTCACCTTTGTTACCATAGATGAATGTCTTGATGTCGTAAGGTGGATCTGCAAACACAAAGGTATCTTCATCATCGTCGAAGATTTCACTACAGTCTAGATTGGTAATCTTCCAGTCTTTCATCAAATGGGAAAACTGAGGCAACTTTCCAATCAATCGATGATTAAAGAGATCACGAACTGCATCCTTACTAAAAGACCCAGTCGTTTCTCCAAGACCAGAGAAAGAACATCTATTCATAACATAAAACTGCCAAGCAATGTCGAACTCATTCTTTGCAACAGACAAACCTTCACGCATGACTTTATAGTAGTCTAAGTGCGCTTGTAGGGGATCTGATGCATTCAACAATTCGTTTTTAACATCGTGTAATTTCTTAGCGAGTTTGTCACCTTCTTTTTGAAGAGTAATCCAAAAACAATACAGGTTGTAGTATTTATCGTTCACATGCATAGGAATGTGTGGGAACTTCTTTGTGAATGCAAAAGCACATGAACCCCCACCAAGGAAGGGTTCACGATACTGTTTGATCTGTTTGATAGGTAACTGATCACCATCAAACAAGAATTGCACTGCTCTTGATTTACCGCCTGGATATCTCAAAGGTGTCTTTAGGTTATTCAAGGTTCAAGTTACTCCACTTTTTTAGTTTCTCACGTTTTGCATCAGCACATGCGTCAACGTTTTCCCAATCTATTAGACCATGATCGTGCAATAGGTTCAACATACACATAAGATCACCCACTTCTGATTCCAACTTTTGGTTGTTCTCATATCCGAAACGGATCATCTTTGCAGCTTCGATTGCAACTTCTGAACACTCTTCCATAAGAATTACCATCAGTTCGTCACGCTCTGTTATTTGATCGTTACCCATTATATCATCCTTTATACTGTTTGTCAATAGTTAATAAACGGTTATTGCTATCCGTCTATCTGTTATTCCATGAACTGTATGCCATTTGTCTACTTCGATTTCGTGCCATTGATTTGGTTCAATAGATATTTCGTTTATCTTTTCACCAAACTCACTATCGTACCATGCAGTAGAAACAGAATCACCACCCGACTTTATAATGTAATTAATCGCAGTGGTTCTACCACTGTCTATATGAATAGGTACATCGTCTTGTAGTGTCTGATAACAGAACTTATTATATTCTGGAAACACATCTTTCAACCAAAAGTACAAATCGTCTTGACAGTCATGTATCGTATACTTGTCGGTATACCCACCAAAGAAGTTTTTTAATTTCAATATCCCATCAAGAGGTAAAATCATTTCTTCTGGTACGGCAGGTATATCCAGTCTTTTAAACATAGTGCGTTAAATGATCCTGTAGGAACTCTTCCAGTTGTGGTGCTTTCCACCCTTCTGGTTTTAGTACCTTACCATCTTCACGCTTGCGAACTTTACCAGTCTCTGGGTCAATCTTCGCAAAGTTTGTTTTCATAACTTCATCCCAGGCACCCTGTCCATCCATACCACCTGCACGAATTGCACCAATGGTTACGACAAGGATATCAACTAATGCATCAAGTTGTTCAATCTTATCATCTGCAGCTACTGCCTCGACAAGTTCACCAACCTCTTCATCAATAAGAGAGAGATACATTTTATAGTTGTCTGCACTAGGTGGTTGATCACATGCTTCTGCAAACTTATTAATATCATCAAACAAGGACATTAAACGGCAACTCCTGCAACTGATTTAAGACGGTCAAATCGGAATGATCTCCAACCATTCGATTCGGTATCCCAAACAACTTGGATCTCTTCGTTCGGAGCACGATTGCGATTAATCTCATCATCAGATGCGACTGGTGTTGGTAGGAAACTTTCCTGCAGAGTTGCACTCATCTTACGTAGAGTTCCATCTGACTTTTCAAATTCTACTGCAACAATTCCTGTTGTCAGTTGTTCTTTCAATTTTTGTTTATCGACCATTGATGTTTCCTTTCAAGTTTTCTATCATATCTTTAATGCGAAGTTTTTCTTTCTTCGCTTTTATAATTGTGTATTCTGGTGCTTTCTCAGCAATCAATGTTTCTACTATGTTGTGTTGGTGCGAGTGACTATCTTCCAGATGTTTTAGTCTGCGTTCAATCTTTTCCACAGTTGCCTCCTATACAAAGAAATCTTCTAGTGTGTTTATCTTCTCTGGAACCCAACCAATCGCTTCTAGGATTGGTTCAATCGGGCCAAGGAAAACTTTCTCGAACTGTTTCTCGTAATCTATGTACTGTTGCAGTTCGAACTCTGGTGGTAGAACGCCTGGGAATGAGATCATATTCTCTTTCACTGGGTTCGGTTGTTTCAGATAGACAAACTTAATCTTGTCACCTGATTGGATCGATTCGTATCTCTTGTCGAGATCTTTCGACTTGAGGAATTGATTGAAGAGGATACATCCACGCACGTGCATAGGACAACCCTTCTTATATCCACCTTGATGCATATAAGACTCGATACTATTCGTACCAGAGTTCTTCGCAATATCTTCTGGTGGTAACTTGTAGAACTTATCCTTGAACTCTGCGATGAAGTCCTGCACGTTCTCTTCAGTACCTTCCATAATAACCTTGAAAGTCTCTTTGAGTGTGTCACGACAAATCTGGGGAGTAGATGAACGTACTGATTCGAGACCAGTAACAGATATCTTAGGTGTCTCGTAGTGAACACCTTCAGAGTTGAGTGCATTCATGATGTAACGTTTCTTCGCAATGAACACAGACTTGTCAGTGATCTTCTCACGTTTCATGAACATAGCTTGACGGTAAGATCCCATGATCTCAGATAGTTCTTGGTAACCCTTGTCTAGGATCGCTTCGATCTTTGTTCCACAGATCTTGTCGAGGAACTCTTCACCTTGTTTACGACTGATGTCAACCGTACCGAACACCTCTTCAATCAGAGGACCGAAGTTTACGTAGATAGAGTCAGTATCGATGTAGACGATGTAGTCTTCACCTTCTGTCTTCAACAGTTTGTTCAAGTACTCGTTCACAGACTTCTGCGCCCAACGAATAGACAACTGACCTGAGACAGTGATCGCTTCTGCGAATTCCATAATGTAGTAGAGGAAGTAAACGTTTGCAGTCGCACCATACAACGAGTTCATAGAGATCTTGATAGACATCTGCGAGTTGTGAAGTTGCGTCACTTGAGACTTGAGTTTCTTGATCATTGCAGGATCTGTCGCATCTTCAAGTGCCTGTTCGACCTTCAACATCTCTTTCTTAATCTCAGAACGACGACCATAGTACTCATCAATGATCTGAGGGATGATACCAATCTTCTCATTAGAAAAACAAACACCGTTTGCCGCAACTGATACAGATGGATCGGGGTTCTGGTAATTACCTTCCAACACCATTTCCTGAGACACAGACTCCAACCGTTGTTTCACCAAAGTCTCTGGTGACATATTGTACTGCAACATCAAGTGTGGATACAGAGAGTTCAAGTCAAAGGACACCACCCAAGGGTGCATCCCAACTTTAGGATCTTTCACGTAACCACCAACCAGTTCATCACCACGTTGACCTGCACCATCTTTAAGAGGTGGTGCAATACCGTCATTCAGAAGACGACGATAGATCGTTGTCTCCCAGATACCCACAGTACCGAACGCATCACGCAAGTTAACACCACCACCATACGCCATAGTCATAACGAGGGACATCAGTCCAGTCTCGTCTTCCATGCGTTGGATAAGTTGTGTGTCTTTGAGGTTATAGTCCAAGTAGAGTTGGGGGTTCTGTTCGTACAATCCAGTAAGGTTACCATACTCAGAGTAGTCAAGTTTCTTCTCACCCAACACAACGTGTGCGATGTGATCCAACTTGTACGTCTCTTGTGTACCGTACTTGTATCCGAACTTTTTGAATGCGTCCATGTAGTCGACAACTGAGACACCTGAGATAGTCCAAGTACTCTGAGGTTTACCATACATCTCACGTGAAGATTGACGGATGTTACCCCAAGGTGAGAGTGACTTCGCAGTGTTCTCACCCATCAAACGAATGATGCGTGTCACAATGTATTGAACGTCAAAGTACTCAACGTTCCAACCAGTAACGATATCAGGGAAATCATTCTTCCAGATCTGAATGAACCGTAGAAGTAAAGCTTTCTCAGTGTCAAACTTCATGAACTGGATGTCATCAGGATCGATCCCAGTAATCGTCGCATCTTTGTCGTAGTCTTTACGTCCTAACAAGTGGTAGGTATCAGACTTAGAAGACTTGATTGCAATCGACGTGATCTCTTTGTCTGCAGTATTGATATCTGCATAACCATCACTGATGTCAACCTCAATATCAAACGAGAAGATGTTGATGTCTTCGACGTTGAACTGAATGTCGCCTGGATATGTTTCTTGGATGTACTGTGCAACGTAGTTAGTTGTACCACAGACTTTGAAGTTAGTCACATCTTTGTAATCTTCTACAAAAGTCTTCGCTTCCTGCATGGAGTCAAAGGTCATCTTCTTGAGAGGGAAGTTACCTTCCAAGGAACGGAAGTCCCCTTCACCTTTGGCAGACTGCAGATAT